AGGAAGAATACTTTTGATGTTGGTGTCAGATCAATATATGATTCGGTATAAGACCAAGCGTCTTCCATGCCAGTATTGTCGGTTGCCGAAGACTTCACCCTAACACGAATGGTGCTAGTGTCTATTTTGTCATTCGGAATCAACAGGTATGATCCTGTGCGCTTTGTTGGATCATACACATAACTCATGCGGCGAAGAATCCCTTCATGCACAGTTATGTTCTGAAATGATTGTGTGTCCGAATCAGCATAAACTGTATCCAAAAGAACAAACCGATACTGTGTTCCAGCAGGATCCGTTCCCAAAAACTCAGAGCCGCGAGAAAGGTATGTGGTTTCAGAAGAACCCGCAGCAGACACACCAAGTATAGCCTTTGCTGCTCGGCGCGATGTTGGAACATATCCTATTGTTTTAGCATGAGACACCACGGATGGACGAAGCAATGCACTATCCAAAAACATCTCATTTGCTACCATGTTTGCATAAAAAGCCTGATAGTGGGTGTTGTACGCCAACACATCCAGCACAGTACTCAACACAGAACCATCAAAGTTATAGTCTTTGAGTGTGTCTTGTTGTGATAGAAAATCCTTTAAACTTGCTTTGATACCACCAAAGTCAAGGTTTGTTATTTGTAGACCTGAATTAGCTGTTGCCATTATCGTGTTCTCTCAAGAATTAAATTGATTGCTGTTGGTTGTACATTATTTCCAATAAAAAACTCTATTCCAACACTGTACGAATTGTTGTCGATCTGTTCATCAATAGTGATCTGAACCAATCTAACTCTGGGTTCGTGATTGGTTAGAGTTGTTTCGATTTCAGTCTTTAAATCTTGTGCTGTTAGAAAGCTAACAGGTTCGAACAACAACTGTTCAATTCTACTACCAATGTTTGGTTGGAATGGTCTTTCATAGTTCTTGGTCAACAAAAGATAACGCACGGAACGTATGACTGCCATTTCATCATAACTCAAGGCGATATCATTTCTACCAGGAGTTCTAGTAAAATTGAAATCTATATCTGAATATAATTTTTTAAGTGTCTGTACCATTTTATTATTTATCGTAGGAGTAAAATGACTTTTTCAAAACCAAGGACTTGCTCGAAAAAATTCTAGGGCCGGAACGAAATTTTCGAATTTTAGGAAGTATTAGTATTCGCAGTATTGGATGAAAGTTTTTGCTTATAACTGTCTGTTCCTATGAGATTGTTAATCAGATACAGTTGTGTATTTCCAACATTTTCCAAATTATCAATTTTATTTGAATCTTCGAGTAATATTAGACCCTGTTGATAAAAGTTCCAATCATGCAATCTTCGTGTGCTTAACATTCCACTAGCAGTTTGTAAGTGTAAAATTATCGAATTTGCTTGCGTGGTAGATATATTTGATGCCAAATTTCCAGTACCATCCAAATAGATGGAAGAATTGAGTGTTGTATAGTCACCTGTAATAATTACGGTATTTGCGGTGATATCACTCTCCATGAATAAACTTGTCATACTTCCAAGTAACGGAGTTGAATCTTGAATACCATCGGTGTTATTCAATAACATCAACAAGTTTTGACCTACCTGTACGGCAGTATCATAGTCTGGATATTCGACCACAGGAGAACCGTTTTCTGGTACGGTGGCTTCAGCTTTTGTCACTCCAGCGATATTTGAGGTGTGTTGATTGAATAGGGGGATTTCCGATAAAAGTGTGTTTGCTGATGATTGCAGGCCTGCTCCATTAGCTGTATCATATGAAACAATCGTCAGCATTAGGTTGTATAAATTCTGTGTACTTGATTGAAGTTCATTACACACATTCAGCAACGGATTCTTGTAGTAATTTGTTGCAATAATTGTGCCATTGGCTAAATCATTTTTTTGCCATGTTTCAAGCGATATCGGTTGTGTGTTTAGAAAGTTTTTTGTGTCTTGACTCAAGTAAATTGCGTCACCGAATTTACTTGTATCAAAACTAAAACTTAATCTGTTAAATACGTTAGCTCCTGCCATTCAAATCTCCATTATAACATTTTACGTAAAGGTGTGGACGTTGGTCCCTTTGGTGCTTTATGTATATGTGAATTGTACTGCATTCGCATAGTCATCATTGTACCCAAAGTATCTCTCACCATAGCACCTTGTGTGAGTGGTGTCCAAAGACTTACTGCTCCAAATATTGGTCCAAGAGTATCGATACCAAGATTTGAACCAAGTTTCATACCTGCCGTTATGTTTTCGACCGCTGAAACTGATTGTTTCGAAATAATTGATCCCGAAACATTCAAATCACTCTGTATATTAACAGCTTCTGCGGCTCTTAGTGTGATTGCGCCTGTTGCGGCACCTGCAAAAAGCGAAATGTCTCCGCCTGATGTGATTTCAACTTTATCTGTTGAATTTACTCTTGTTTTACCATTCACTTGTTGATATGAATCACCTTCAACTTTGCTGTATGCGTCACCTAATACATGTACAACAGAGTCCCCATTTATCGTAATGTTGCAGATACCTTTAATAAGAACATTGTTATTATTTGCTATGATTTCATACTTATCACCTAAAATTTTGATGATTTGTTGACCATTTGCTTGTATTTCGGTAAATGTACCAGTCCTATGTTGAATACGCACTCTTTCATATTCTGGTGTATCATCAAGTTCGATAAAGTGTCCAGACTCTGTACCAATTACTTTATTCAGTGGAGGAGAAGCATTCCAATCTGATGGAGGTTCATTCCATGAATAGTCATCAGGTTTTGTGTCTAAAATTTGTTGGTCTAGTTGTGCTTGTGTTGCCATATTTAAATTCTTCCGGAATAAGATTTCGGATCCAAGGTTTTCTCTGCCGTAGATACTAAGGTAGAGGCATTAGCGAGTGTTGATGTTACACCAGATACAGTTTTTGTAACATCTGAAATTAGTCCAGTTCCTTCTGTTATAAGTTGTGAGAAAGCGCCAGTTGTCGCATCTATAGCGGATGTGAACACCCCAGCTAAAGCGGCATATAAACTAGCTAAACAATCACGAAATTGTTGGAGTAATCTGGCTGGTAGGCTTAAAAACCACGCAATCGTTCGTTGCACTTTTGCTATAAATTCTGCTATCACTTTTAAAACATTATTAATAAAGTCTAGTAATTCGTTAATTGTTCTTAAAATACCACGTAAAACTTTAATAGCCGATATTATTCCTGTTGTTATTGGTGATGATGCCGTGGCAGACATGAGGGCTTCAATTCCGTTTCGTATTCCTTGAAAAATTGTAGAATTTTTTAATGCCTCAATTGCTGCCTGATATTTTATTACACCTGGAATGTCACAAACGTGTGCCCGTGAATTGTCCGACTTTTCAATTCCTGTACCTTTATATGTATAAGATGTGGCTGGAGCTGTTGACACACCAACACGTACCGGTTTCATTGCAGGAGTATCAGTATATACAACAGGTTTTACCGCATCAGTTTCTTTTATGTCAGAATTTGTAAATTTAGCTTTTGCGTAGAAGCCTTTTCCTGCAACAGCATCAACATCTTGTTGTGGTATAGAAGGAAATACGCCCATCATTGCTGGCGCTTGTGATGATAATCCGTCCATAAAGAAACCGAAAACATAATCACCTTCCATTGGTGTGGAAAATGTCCTAGAATCATTAACTGGATACAATGGCGTTGTCCAAGGCAACTCCGCTGTTGGAATTTCTTGTAAGTTATCCGTGTGAGAACCAAAAATTCTAACTTTACAACGTCCAACGTTTAAAGGATCCACATTATCTTCTACAACACCAATCCACCAAACAAAATTATCATGCCCAATTCTATTTTTAAAATCTGTCATTATACATCACCCTTTATTGCTTTTTCCATATCTCCAGAATTTTCGTACACATTTACTGATGCACCATAACTATCTTTTACAACTTCAAGTATAGTTTCATATTTTCCAGCAAAGTCAATAATATGTCGAACAGCCGTAATCATGTAGTTACCTGAGTGATAGGGGTCTTCTTCACCCGAATCATAACCAGAACCATCTTTACTTCTACTAGAAGGTAAAGAAATATTTAATATCATACCAACAGTTAAATTTGGATCACCAGCCACAGAGAGTTTAATTCTTGAATAATGAGAAAGTGATAATTGTGCAGTTCTGTTTGGAATATAATTTTCGGCTCTAATGTCATTTGCCACATTCCATGGTTCTTCACTGATACCTATTGCTTTTTTCTGTTCTGGATTTGAAACGACAACTTTTAAAACCGAATCGTAACTTTCACTTGCTGTTTTACCAAGCCTGTTTTTCAAGTTCGGCACCAAAGGAAAATCATTTAGATTTTTATTATTATTAAAATATTTCGAATAATCAAAAGTGGTGTTTTTAAATGTGCGAGTTAAGGGATCGATTGAGATTAGTCGATTTGCAAATGCGCCTGTTGTTGTGCCGTAAAGAGTGTCAAAAGTGTCAAGGAAAACATATGATTTAATACCAATAAGATTTCTACCCAATTCTTTACTTTTAATTTCCCATAATTTTCCAGAAAAATTTTCAGGAGTAGAACCACCAACACTTCTAGGTATGTAAATAAATTTAGTATATGGTTTTTGGTTGAACAAACTCTGTAAAGAATAGAAGTTGAAACCTTCTGAATTTTCATAAAAAAGAAAATCAGCACCATCTTTACCTATTGGTTTTGCATAATTTGAAAGCCAATTGATTGCTTCAAATGGTTTTTTGTATGGTATTACAAAATCATATAGACCTTCAGTCTCTTGCATTCTGATATATCTATTATCAATTTTCAATTTTTTCGAAAGTATGTCGAAAACAATTTCAGATATTTTTTTGTTTGAATATGATTTGCTAATTTTGGTTTGTTCAGATAACAACAATTCTTCGGAACAAAAATTTAATGTGTATGTTTCTGAAACATTGTTATTTAAAATTCTTTCTGATACACGATAAATTCTAAAATATTTTTCCGTGGAATATTCACCTGCCATATTTTTACTGAATTTCAATTTTAAATAATCAAAACCAGACATACCTAATCTATCAATTAAACTAATGGAGTCGTTGATTAATATACTTCCGCTTGTCACACCTTTAAAAATGTCTTCATAATAAGACATTTCGACCATCAACATTTTGATGTTTGTTTTATCTTTTCCGGTAATAATATATGCCTCATCAAGACTGTAATCATCCGCAGTAATCAGTCCACCAGTTTCTACTGTTGGTATAGGTAATGGTGCAAAAATTGAATCTTCACCAGCAATTTCAATTTTTTCCAACATTATGCAACCTTCATCAATGTTTTAAGTTGTTTTTCCATTTCGCCGGCGAAAGTATTATTTAATATTTTAATTTGTCTCCTGGATTCATTTAATTGTTCTTCATAATCGTATAATGTTTCAATATTTTTAGTTATTGAAACAATACAACTTGTTCCACCAGGAATATTATATGTTGTTGTTGATTCTGTAAGTGTGTTATAATCGCTTTGTGTAATTGAAACTTCTTTCACTGTTTCGGTTTCTGTGAAAACATCAGTTGTTGTTATAATTTTTTTATATTGATACACGGTTGTATTTGTGTATTCAAACGGAGTTTTGCCAGCATCATCCGCTTCGGTAGCATATTTTGTATCGATATATTTCAAAAATGTTGCATACGACATTGGCCATTCCCATACAGGATCCAAAAATTGATTCGAAAATAAAACAATCCAGTATTTGAATGGGTCGCCATAATATTTGTCTGCCACAATTTCAGGTGTGTCACCTTCTTGTATTGCATATTCATAAAATTGCATTGGATTGTTCAATAATTCTTGAACCATCGATGCACGTGCCAACAAATTGGTCATCAATATCGGATAACCATTTTGGTCAGGCGTAATTATTTTAGGCAATGTTTTGAAGTAGTACATTAATAACCTGCTTTAATTCTATTTTTATCGACAACGACAGTTTCTTTAAATTGAAGTGTCATCTTTATTTGTATTGGTGAACCATCATTAAATGTTGACCAACCATTTGGACCGTAGTCTACATTTATATTTTCGAGGACAGTTTCTCCGATTCTATGCACATAAGGATTTTCTTTACCCTTGTAGAAGAATTGTATTTTAAAGGGATATGGAACCTTCATAAACAATCCTTGTGAAAAATAACCTAAAGGATTGATTTCAGGTGCTGCCGCATGTTTGAATGCAAAGATAATATTTTTTACTGTTTCAGTTTCCTCTTTACTATATGGTGTAAAAACAAAATCGAATTGAAATGTTCTGAAGCCAACACCTCTGAATAAAACTTGAAGTTGTGGGTTGATTGCTTGTCCTAAACCTCTAGCAACAAGGTCACCAAGATTGCTTGCACCGAGTGCCCTTCCTGCCGCATTCGCAATAGTGGTTCTAATGAAAGGATCCGATGCGGCTTTATTTGCCAATTGTTCAATAGTTTTATCTCCTGATCCGGAAAACAAATCAATCATTGATGTTCCGGCCTGTGCGAGGAAATAAGCCTTACCTAATGATTCAGTTAAACTAATATCATCATAAGATGCACCATATGTAACATTCACAGTGTCTGGAATATAAAGTGCTACAGATGTATCAACAACTCTGGGAACATCTGCCGCAGAAATATCATTTGCGAGTGCCACAATATCGTTTGTCAATTGTGTTGAAGGTGTAGGTGCGGCCACCAAAGGTCCACCTGCCGCAAGTCTTCCCACATTCTCTACTCCAACCGTAGCTAAATCACTTGTGTATCCGGCGGTACCCCTAACAACAGAAATAGCTTTGGATGCGGTTTGACTTTGATAATTTGGATCGGGTTTATATGAAGTAAACTTAATCACATGACTGCGTGTTGAATCCGCTCCCAAATTGCGTGGATAATTATAGGTGGCCCGGTCGTATTTGTTTCCATACAACAATTGTAGAGGACCATTTATGGTACCTGGTACTGAAATACCTGCTATTGAGGTTGGTATAGATATTGGCATGTTTTTGTTATTTTAGGAAGGTAATATACATATTTATATGGCATACAGCGGCAGATTCACACCAAGAAACCCACAAAAGTATCGTGGAGACTCAACAAACATCATTTATCGTTCGACATGGGAATGCCGAGTGATGAATTGGCTCGACTCAAATGATACCATTCTTGAATGGGGTTCTGAGGAGTTCTCAATACCATACAAATCTCCGGTAGATAACCGTGTTCACCGTTATTTTCCTGATTTTTACGTGAAAGTTAAGCAAAAAGATGATACAATCCGAGTGATGATTATCGAAGTAAAACCAGCAAAACAGACTAAGCCACCTGAGAAAAAGAAGAAAGTCACGAAACAATACATCCAAGAAGTGGTCACTTGGGGTATAAATGAAGCAAAATGGAAAGCCGCAACCGAGTTCTGCCTCGACCGTGGATGGGCTTTCAAAGTATTAACTGAGTATGATTTAGGATTAAAATGATTAGACTACATGTGTTGTCGATTCCACATACGGCATCGACAAAAGAGTATACGGTTTGTGCCTTTACTCAAAAAGTGATTAACTTCTGTAAAATGTACAAAGACATGGGAATGCATGTCATACATTACGGCCGTGAAGATTCTGATGTTATCTGTGATGAACATGTCACAGTCACAACACGTGCATTAGACGAAAAGGTTTATGGTATATATGACTGGAAGAATCTGGGACTAAAATACAATCAAGAAGATGAAGTTTTCAAAACATTCAATGAAAACTGTATTAAAGAAATTGGAAAACGTAAACAACCACACGACATTATCCTTTGCTTTTTTGGTATAGCACAAAAGCCTGTATGTGATGCTCACTCAGATTTGATTTGTGTTGAACCTTCTATCGGTTATCCTTCTTCTTTTGCACCATATAAAGTATATGAATCATATGCAGTTATGCACGGACTACAGGGTCCAAGCAAAGTGTCAACAGCAGAATACAAATTCTATGATGTTGCAATTCCATCAGGTTTCGACCTGACTGAATTTGAATTCACAGAAAAGAAAGAAGATTATTTCTTAATGTGTGGTCGCATGGTTTGGTCAAAAGGTGTTGACATTGCGGCTCAGGTGTGTGAACAACTTGGTGTTAAGTTAGTTTTGGCTGGCACAAGTTTTGGTCCAAACGATTGCAATCTCGGAGATACGTGGCCTGCTCATGTAGAATATGTTGGTTATGCTGACGTAGAGAAACGCAAAAAACTTATGGCTGGCGCTAAAGGATTGTTCTGTCCCACAATCTACAATGAACCTTTTGGTTACGTAGCAATCGAGGCAATGCTTTCTGGAACACCAGTCATCACGGTTGATTGGGGTGCATTCACAGAGACTGTACAACACGGAGTTACTGGGTTCCGTTGCCGTACATTTGAACAATTCGTGTGGGCGGCTAAGAACATTGATACAATCTCACCACATGCATGTCGTGAATGGGCCGAGAGCAACTACAACTTTCAAAAGATTGGTTCGATGTACAAAGAATATTTCGAATCAATCATCAATCTGTCTAAGGGCACTGGCTGGTATGCCAAGAATGACACCCGCAGAGAACTGGAATGGCTCACCAAGACGCAACCAACACAACCCAAGACATTCAAACAGATTCTAAATCATTACAATCGTATCAAAGATGGTAAAGTGCATTTTCTACAGATTGGTGCAATGGACGGTGTGAAGCATGATGATCTGTATCCGTATGTGATGAGTTACGATTGGACAGGTGTTCTGGTTGAGCCACTACCAGATATGTTCGAAAAGTTGGTCGAGAACTATACACTCAAAGATGGTCTAAAGTTTGAAAACTCCGCTATTGCTGATGTGGAAACAGTTATAATGTATCGTGTGCCAACAGAAAAGATTGGAACCGATGGTATTCCTGATTGGGCTGAAGGTTGTTCCACAATGGTACCGAAGACACACATTGAAGATATTGTACCCCACATGGTTGAACAGGAAGTGAGAGGAATCACCATTGGCAATTTATATGAAAAATATGGAAATCATTTTGATTTTATTCAAATTGACACTGAAGGATACGATTTTAAAATATTCATGCAGTTTCTGAAAAATGGATTTTCCGCAGACCTGTTAAAAATCGAGATTGCACATATTACATACACAAATGCAGTGTGGATGCGTTGGCAACTGGAACAGTCTGGTTACAAGACCTTCATTGATGGATACGATTTGATTGCCTACCGGTTCTAGTATAAATACTGGATGGCTTCAACACTCACACAACTTACTCAACAAAAAACGGCTCTGGAACAAGAATTCTTGTCCAGAAAGTCTGTCACATGGTTACAAAACCAGATGCGTGACCTAAAGTCTCCAATCACTTTGGCGAGGGAGATAGCGAAGGAAAAGAGTAGGCAAGGTGGGCAATTTCAGATGGGTGGTCTTTACCACTTTTTCTACGACCCAATAACGAAGGGTGATTTGCCGTATTATGACATATTTCCTTTGGTGATACCACTTAAACGTGATGCTGAAGGATTCATAGGTCTGAACATGCATTATTTACCTCCAAGATACCGTGCTGTGTTCATGGACAAACTCATGAATTTTGCTATTACAAATGAAAATGATGAACCTAAACGCCTTCGTATAACCTATGACATTCTAACTGCATCGAAGAATTTCAAAGAGTTTAGGCCTTGTTTGAAGCGTTACTTGAATAGTCAGATAAAATCTAAAATTCTGACGATTCAACCACCAGAGTGGGAGACAGCACTATTTCTTCCCACAGCCGTTTTCAGGGGCGCACCGATTTCTAAAGTATATGCTGAATCGGTCACCAAAGCACAAAGTAGGGTATACTAATGGCAGGCTCAATCACAGATTTTAAAGCAAGTTTTAGAACAGACTTGGCACGACCAAATAGGTTCGATGTAAACATTCCGATTCCAATTGGTCTTCTTCCATATAGAGAGATTGGAAGAACACTTAGGATGCGTTGTGAAAATGCAGAACTCCCTGGACGTTCAATTTCGACAACATCAATGAAAATCTATGGTGTTGAAGAAAAGTTTCCATATCAGACAGTATACAACGATATTAGCCTCACGTTCATTGTTGGTGATGATATGGCGGAAAAGAAATTCTTTGATGCGTGGTTAAACTGGATCAATCCAACAATCAACTACAACCTAAAATACAAAGCAGACTATGCAGTTCCACTCACAGTGAATCAATATGATGTGAAAAATGAACTGTCATATTCTGTTACAATGTTAGATACATTTCCAATTGCAGTGAATCAACTTGATTTAGACTGGTCTTCAGATGGACACCACAAACTCACTGTGACATTCGCATACACAAGCTGGAGAAATAATTCTCTTGAAGCACTTGGAATGGAACTCTTGGAAACAACGATTGCGAACTCTTTATTTAATTCTACAATACAAAGAGAGTCTCTACTTGGCAGAGATTTAATTCAAGCACCGTTTGAAACACGACAACAATTTGAAGATAGACTTACACCTTAAAATGGAGATATAAATTATGGCTTTACCGAAAATCGATACACCGATTTATGACTTGGAGTTACCATTATCAAAAAAGAAGATTCGCTTTCGTCCTTTCCTAGTGAAAGAGCAAAAGAATCTCCTGATGGCAATGGAATCTGGAGACAGAGAATCGATTGAACAAAACGTAAAACAAGTTCTCAACAACTGTACGGTTACAGAGGGAATTGATATTGATAAACTTCCAGTTATCGATATTGAATATTACTTCCTTCAACTTCGTGCAAGGTCTGTTGGTGAAGTTGTTGAGAACAAATACCGTTGTGATAACATGGTTGATGAAAAACCATGTGGTAACATCATGGAAACTTCACTGAACCTTCTTGATATTAAAGTTGAAGGTGTTGTTGAGGGTAACGATGTTATCGAACTCACTGATACCATTTCTATCAAGTTAAAGTATCCTGAGTTTTCTATACTGAATAAATTATCAAAACTCACAAGTGTTTCTGATATTGCATTTGAGATGATTGCTGATTCCGTAGAGTACATCTACGATGGTGAACAGTTTTACTATGCAAAAGAAGTTGAGACAAAAGAGATTGTTGAATTTATCGAAACTCTTAATCAACAACAGTTTGGAAAAATTGAAGACTTTTTCGCAAATCTTCCAAAGATAGAAAAGAAAATTGAAATGAAGTGTTCACGTTGCGGCTTCGAACACAACCTTGACGTTGAAGGACTGGAAAGTTTTTTCGGTTAACATTTGGCCATGATAATTTGAGAAATTATTATAAAACTAATTTCTCATTAATGCAACATCACAAATACAGTCTCACGGAACTTGAGAATATGATACCGTGGGAACGTGATGTATATGTTGGTATGCTTATACAATATATTGAGGAAGAAAACCAGAAGATTAAACAAAAGATAAACGAGAGCAAGATTAGATGAACTACTACGATGCCGCCAAAATAAGAAAAAAAGGCTTCGCAAATTTAATGACAGATAGACTGATTTCGGGTCAGGGTATTTTTTCATCTAGACGGGACGCTTTGTCTGAATTGTCAAAGGCAAATTCTTTGGCTATGAAAGAACGTTTCGACCCAATGAATATTGCCAAGTTCCTCACTGGTGGTAGCAAACTTGCACCAGCAATCGTTGGTCGCCTCACAGGTAGAAGCAAAGAAGATATTGGTTACTTTACCGGTAAAAGACAATACCAATACGCTCCAAGACAATCAAGCTACTGGCAAAAGTTTAACAATCCAACTATGAGTGGCGGCTCCAGTAAAGCCACTCAAGTTCTGAAAAAGATTGTTTCATTTATGGAAAAGTCTAGGGACGAAGATGTAAAGGAACAAGAAACGCTTGATTCTTATAATGAACTCAATGAATACATTAAAGCAGACAACCACAAGGAAGTGGTGAACGTATTCAAAGAAGCAATTAAGAACAAACGTAAAGTCATGAAACACATGGCTAAAGAAGCCAAAAAACGTGTGGCTTATGAGAATTCTGAAAGAAAAAGAGTGCAGGCGGCAGAACAGAGGGCTTCAACACAAACTGCGCCTCCTGTTCCTGTAGTAACACCAAGACCTCCTGCGGCACCAACTAGACCAGCACCTCCAGCCGCACCAGCCGGTCGACCACCTGCGGCTCCGGCACCGGCACCGGCTCCAGCTAGACCACCTGCGGCACCAGCGCCAGCACCGGCTCCAGCACCGGCTCCAGCACCGGCTAGACCACCTGCGGCTCCTGCACCAGCACCTGCACCGGCTCCAGCACCGGCTAGACCACCTGCGGCTCCTGCACCAGCACCTGCACCAGCACCTGCACCGGCTCCAGCACCGGCTCCAGCACCGGCTAGACCACCTGCGGCTCCTGCACCAGCACCTGCACCAGCACCTGCACCGGCTCCAGCACCGGCTCCAGCACCGGCTCCAGCACCGGCTCCGGCTCCGGCACCGGCTCCGGCACCGGCTCCGGCACCTAGACCTGCTCCAGCAACAAGACCGGAGAGACAAAGACCCACTGAAAGACCTGATGATAGGGCTGGACGTGGTACTGGTCGTGTTGAAACTCCAGCAACAAGACCGGAAAGACAAAGACCTACCGCAAGACCTGATGATAGGGCTGGACGTGGTACTGGTCGTGTTGAATCAACAAGACCGGAAAGACAAAGACCTACCGCAAGACCCGAACAGGCCAGACCACCGGCAGGACCTAGCGCCAGGCCTGCACCGGCAACACCTGCACCACCGAGCGCAACAAGAGTGCCTTCAGCGCCAGCTACAGCAGTTGGTATAGGCGCTCTTACTGGTACATCAGCAGTTATGAGTGCAATTGCTGGCGCAGAAGGTGGAAAAAGATATGACATTTCTTTCGGTGACGTTGTGATGAAAGATGGAACTTTAAAAAATAGACTTAGAGATAAACCAGGAGGCACATTTTTAAATTTAAAAACACCAGAAGAATGGTCAGAAGAAACTCTCGGAAAAAAGAAAAAATTAACACAAATGACTTTGAGGGAAGTTTTGGAATTTACTAGATATCGTAGTAAAACTTGGCCAAGTTCTGGTGCAGTGGGAACATATGGTTTTATGCCGAGTACATTATTCGGGAAAAATTTTATGACAAATAATGATCCACAAAAATCTATTGGTGGAGAACTTAAAGCCTCTGGTATAATGGATTGGGATAAAACTCTATTCAATAAAGAAACACAAGATTTTTTGGCGGTACCCCTTTTACAAAGAAATTTGAGGACAATAAGTGCGGCTGGAGTACCCACTACGCCTGGTTGGGCTTATATGTCGTGGTATACTGGACCCGGTGGAGCAATTGCAATATGGAAAGCCATACAATCGGGAAAAGGTAATGAAAAGGTTGGAAAAATATTATCGGATGCAAAAGTTCCTTGGGCACCAAATGTTAATCCAGAACTTGGCGCAGAAGAATTTAATGGGCCAGCAGGAAAACGTGTTAAAAATACTGCTTTAAATTTTCCTATTGTTTTAGAAAATAGATTAAAAGAAAAGGGTGGCTTACATATGTCACCCGAAGGTCTTCCAACAATTTTGCAACAAAACAATAATGGCAACAATTTGAATGAAATGTCTTTAAATAATTCTGCATTAAAAGAGGGTATGAAAAATAATGGCAACACCGGAACATTACCAATCGTTAACCAAAACAACATCACAAATAATCAAAGAAATGTAACAGTGACTTCACCACCTTTACAAGAATTAAATCCAAGAATGAGGCGTTAAGATGGATTACAGATTAGCAAGCAATATCAGAGGTAAATCTCTATCATCATTGATGACGGATAAAATCACATCCGGAAAAGGTGTTGGTTCGGCACTCAGTGGAGCAATCTCAGATAAACTGAGAGCAAGAGCAACCGGTGTCAAAGAAAAATTTGATCCGATGAACATTGCAAAGTTTATGACCGGCGGTAGCAGGCTTGGTCCTGCAATTGTTGGTAGACTCACTGGTCGTTCACAGGCAGATATTAATTATTTTTCCGGTGATAAGAAAAGAAAAAATAGCTATACACAGATGCCAACATCAATGTCTTCTCCTGGAGAAGGCCTTGGTGGTTCTGCTGTTGATGTTCTGAATAAAATGCTCACGTTTATGATGAATTCACGTGAGAGAGATTTAAAGAAAAAAGAAACAGCAAAACAATTTATTGAAGAACAAAAAGTTGAAGAACAACGTAGGCAAGATGAATTCTTAAAATTACTGAGAGAGTATACTTCACTTGGAACCACATCATTAGTTAAAGCCGAAGAAGGTAATAATATAATGGATATGGTAAAAAGAATGCTTGATGCTCTTGCAAGAAAATTTCAGTCCTTGTTAGATGCGATTAACGTTTTTAAAAATCCTAAAGCATTATCTTCTCTTGTTGGTCTTTTAACTAACCCTATTGGACTTGCAATTGCCGGCACCGTAGCCGCAGTTTTGGCCGCACAATATGGTCTAAAGAAATTGGAAGAACAATTACCAAACTTTTCAGTTTTGACTCCACAAGAAGCACAGAATATTTTAGCAAGCCGTGATCCAATTGCAATTCAACGAGAAGGTGGTTATGACAAACTTTCCGACATAATAAAAAATAGACCAGCAGAAGCACAGAAAGCACTTGATGATTTTAAAGCTGGAAAAATAACAGAGGCGCAACTTAATGATTTGGGTGGGGAAAAAAGACTCACAGAAATGGCCAAACAAACTGGACTTTCAATTCCAGAAAAAGTGGAACTTCCTGATAGGGTACAACCCAGGCCTACACGCCGTGATGATCCCAATCGACTTTTATGGGACCAAAAATACGGTAAAGATTACAACGCTGACGGAACACGAAAAGCGACACAAGTACCAAGCACGGGTGCAACACCAGCGCCACCCGCTTCACCAGGAGGAACATCAGCACCTCCAGCATCAGCAACACCTATGGGTGGTGGAGGAACACAAACTCCACCCGCAGTAAATAGTGGTGCAAATCTTCAATCTGTACAGCAAGTGCCAATGTCTGCAAGAATGAATAATGCTGTAGATGAAAATCAAAGTCTGAATCTAACGGCAGGTATGGATATTCAAACTCCTGTTGCACCAGTTTTAACAACAAATACAAGTTCTGTTAATTTACCCGATAGACCTATTCCTGCTACTGCATTAGTGCGTGATAAGACTCCAATTTTGGATTACGTACTACAACTTTCCGTGACACCAGTATAAAAAAAGCCCGCACAAGGCGGGCTTAAAACTTTCGGTTAAGGAGAGTTTTATTCTTCGGCTAGCTTAGAAAAATAAGCCAAATCATCATCATCTTCGGCAATACCGGCATCCGCCATCACTGGCGCAGGCTTACGTGGCATTGCTTTAGCTTGTTCAACTGTAGTCTTAGCAACTACTGGTGAACCATCAAGGCCGAGAACCTTGTCTAGACGAGCCTTCAACTCATCATAAGACTTAAAGTTTTCTGGCAATAGAAACTCTTTGAGGGAGTATTCTTTCTTCCAGATTGCTTCGAGTTTTTCATCGTCATCCAACAAGGCGGATGGTGACTCAAATTCAGACTTATCATAGTTCTGATATCCTTCAACTTTACGAATCTTGAGTTTGAAGTTTGCACCGTTCCACATATCAAATGGGTTGAGTGGCTTCTCATCTTCGAAAGCAGGGTTCATTGCTTCGTTAATCTTGTCAAAGATTTTCTTACCGAACTTATAAAGGAAGACTTTACCTTCGTTCTGAGGATTCTTAGAATCTTCAACAACATAGATGTTTGCGATGTAAGATAGGCGGCGCTTTTGCTTACGTGCCACTTCTTTGTTTGCTTCGATGCCAGAATTCCACAACTGAGAGTTGTATTCAGAAACTGGATCTTTCTGACCAAGAGTGGTCAGAGAGTTTTCAATGTACCAGCCACCAGGTCCCTGGAAACCGTGATTGAATACTTTCACCCATGGAAGGGCATCATCACCATCAACTGAAGGTTGAGGAAGAAAACGAATAACTGCATAACCATTACCGGCCTTATCGACTTCGGGTTTCCAGAAATTATCTTCTTTGGTGGGAGATTCGGCTGAGTTGAGTTGTTCAATAGCCTTTGCGAGTTTGTCCAGATTGCCTGAACTACGCTTGAGATTTGCGAATGAAGACATAGTATTTTCCTTGTATAAACGTTGTATTAAATGTATTTCGAATTATCCACATATTTCATAATGTATGAAGTATATAGGCGAATCAAAGATACATTTTCAGAATTGCGATGGTAGAAGCGGCATCTGTGTGAAGAATACCAATACCACCGGCTTTGTTCCAATCATCGATAACAGACTTGGTGTCATCGATGATTATGGAATTTGGTGTAGCATACTTGTACTTGTGTCTTTTACCTGGTACAAAGTTTTGTGTATAAGCAATATTGTGTGTGTTTAACCACGTAGCTTTTTGTGGTACAATCATAGCATGAAATTCTTCACGTGCTGTCGAGGACAGAATCTCTTTTGGTGTTGAAACTGTATTCAAAAAGTCAATCAATTCACGTGCATCATCCATCAGATCCAATTTGGCGAAACAATCTTCACGAATGAAGGTTTCAAAAAGACCATAGAATTCTTTTCGGTCACGTGTGTCCTCTGGATATAATTTGAACCGTGCTTTATATGCTTTGTTGAAATCGGCAATCACACCGTCCATATCAACATAAATTTTATCGATTGTCATACTGTTTTCAGACTGTTTAAGTTTTTCTTTAAGACTGTGAGCATTTTGGGTTTATCAAAGTTTAGAAACGGTGTGTACTTTTCGCAACTCTTTACGAATTCTGGAAAGATAATATCATCTTCAACTTTTTTAACCCACATTGGTAAGAAATTTAATAACCCATTTAAGATAATTAAAGTCTCTTTACAACACATTCCTTGCATATAAAGATTATACAACAAGGGGTATTGCCCGTCAACCACCTTCAGCAATTCTTCCGGATTGTTTACCGAATCAAATAGCCTGTGGAGGTCCTGTTCGAACACATAGGAAATGGATTGTTGAGTTTTCTGCCATACCTTGTACTCGGATTCAGCATCTTCGGACAGGAGGTCTCCCACCCATATTTTTGGATTCACTAACATATTGGAGACAAAGAAACCAAAGAGATCGTCACGCTTGTATTTTCTGGATAGTTTGTAAAATTGAAACTTATCCTTACGGAGCATGAATTGGTCTTTGGTTACATTTGTCTTACCGGAGTATTTCACATAATCATATTTTGAAGTGAAATGCAGTTTCAATGCATGAAACATAGCATACGCTTCAAACCCACCGGCTTCACTCATAATGGCAACTTATTCACTTTCTTAATCATATTTGCGGCTTGTGCTTCATCGGAGATTTTGGATTTTAGTGGAGTAGTGAGGAGCGTTGCCGCAATCTCCACTTCGAATCCAGTTTCTTCACAATGAAGAAGTACCGCATCCATGTAGCCAATTTTCTTGACCTTTACGATTTCTTCTATAATGCCCGAGAAATTCCGTTGCTCCTCTTTCGTGGCCATTATTTTTTACCCATCGAATATGCAATACAAACCGCATTCGTGTTTGTTTCATATGCACATTTCACTGAGATTGGATCGATACCTTTTTGAATAGCAGATTCAATGTTCTTAGCCATGTTGTTCCGATCATTCAGATTATAAATTGTAAAAGCGGCAATAGAAGAACATACTGCCACTGTGATACAAACAATTATTGTGAGAATTTCTTTTTGCATTTTATATGATTCCTTTGTTTCTGTCGATTTGGTCTCTGTTGCTTCTGTAAAAGATGTGTCTTCCAATTTGGTCTACTTTCTTTAATTTCCATTGTGGATTTACGTAGTCTGCGTGATAATATGTTGCGCCGTTTGTAACGTCTTCATAACGTTCAAAATTAACAACCATATTGACAGCTAACTGTTGAATCTCATTATACAATGAAGTGCTTCTAATTGTCAAGCGATTATTGGTATGTTTGCTTTCACAATACCAAGAGAACTGACAGACACTACCGGTTTTTTGATAAACTACTCCGCAAATATCATCAGCATAGTTGCCGGACATTACTCTATTGAAGGTTACAAAAGCAACAGCTTTCTTACCTTTAAGAGGTTCATGTGCGGCTTCGAAATAAATGTTGTCGGCAAGACAAGTTATTTGTTTTTGTGTTTCTTTATCTAAAGAATTAAAACTGGTCTTGAATGGTAAATTATATAAGTTTACATTTACCATTGACAATGATATGATGACTGCGGAAAAGAGTATGCTTAAAAGTATTGATTTACTTTGCATTATTTCCTTTCGTTGTGGTGGTAGGTTATTCTGTTACGAGGAAACCTACCGAAACCCTAAGCGGCGTTTAGGCTGCTAATGCGAACTTTGAGTCGTTTGCGTTTACTTTGATTTAGTTTTTACACCAACGCTGGGGAGTTGTCCACGTCTGTAATATTGACCCAATAG